TTTTTGCAAGAATCTTCATTGAACGATTATAAAGAGTCACTATAAAGAGTGAAAAGAGTCACTGAATATAAAGAGTCACCGAAAATTGCAAATCCGCTATAAACCCTCACTGAAAACTTCAATTTTCATCACCGAAAACTTCAAATCGGGAAAACGGGCTTCTATAGCGGTCATTCTCTGACTGGTTTTAATCACCGTTTCTTCAAATTTAATCACCACTTCTTCAATTTTCATCACCGAAAACTTCAAGCTTTAATCACTGAAAACTTCAAGCTTTAATCATCGAAAACTTCAAATGGGTTGTGGGATAAAAAATATCGTGGGGAGCACCGGGCGGTGTCCCCACGACTCGGAGGGCATTCTATGTAGGGTCTGTAGGCTACATGCAGGGTGAGATTTGACTGGATTTCTGTCAATGAAGATTCTTGCACATTCTTTATCGTATTGAGCGGAAAGGACTTGACCACGGTTGCGAGGAGTGTAGTGTAGACCCATTAATTAACAGTCGGGCAACCGAGAAGGAGATCAAGATGACCAAGCAGAACAATATTCGCAAGGAGCAGGCAACGCTCGAGCAGATGGCAGCATCAGGCAGCCAGATCGTAATGATGAGAGAGGATGGTTCGGAGCAGCCAATTGAGGAGATATTAGAATCCCAGACCGGATTATGCGATTATCCTTTTGATAAGGACTTCCACTATGATAACTGGTGGAATCAGTTCCGAGGCCCCTGGCTCAAGTCGGAGAACATGACTGATGAGCAGATCAGGATCAAAGCAGACGATGCTTGGGAATGCGGAGACTACAAAGAGATGATCAACCTGATGGCTGAGCTGATCTGCAGGCTCCAGATGAAGTAAATCCCTATACCTTATATATAGAGCCCGGTCATTATGCCGGGTTTCTCTTTCGGGTAGTTCTACGGCGTGTCTTTGGCGATGGCAAGGATCTGGTACTTGGCTTCTTCTCCTTCGAACTGTGCTCCGATACCGATAGAGATGGTTACCTGTCCCTTATCGGTCTTTGCATTGTCTATAAAGAGATGAGCGTTGCACATATTGGTTAGGATAAGGTGGGGTGGCTCTGCATATTCCTTATCGAGGGTGTGATTGATAAAACGGTCGTCTCGGAGCCTTGCAGGGCTGCTTTGGGTATTGTCTCCCACTCCCCGGTACTCGTTTTGAATCTCATGCTGCAGCTTGTTGATCTTGAAGGTGCTGTTATCAAGGTGGTTGGCTGTGATGGAGTGCTGGGCTATCTTGGATGCGGTTACTGCACCATCCTCAATGTGATTTCCATAAATACAGCGGTTCTGCAGACCTCTGGCATCGAGCTTGCCGATGGTGCAGTACTTGCCACTGAAGCTGCCATTAGTGTCGTTGCGGTTGTCCCAGATCTCGTAGAAGCCGCAGTCCTTCTCATCTTCGATAAAGCACTCGTAATAGCCGGTATCACCAGTCTCGATGAGTGGGATTCCGGTCAGCCAGTCTGCTCCCGGTCTGAGGAGACGGACATCCACTCCTGATTCGGGTTTGCGCTCTCCGTTGTCTACAGTATAATAGCTGATTCCGTATTTGAACATTTATGCTCCTATTGGTGTTTTGGGTTTATTAGGTTAGGTTGGGTTTTAGGTCTGCTGGCTGCCACTGACCATCTCGTCATCATCCTGGACTATGATGATGCTGAAGTCCACATAGCCGGGTGAGCCGATGTATCTCGATTCCAGGCTGAACTTGATCTTCTCCGGATACTCATGCAGATCGTCCGGACACTTGGGCAGTTGAGATACAGTTACTGGGAACTGGCACTTGATGGTATCATAAGCTGTGTACTCAAGATAGAGCTTACCTGTATTGGTAATGAAGCTCAGGAGGTTGTAATACTCGCTTGGATTCAGTGTCGCTTGCAGTTCAAAGCCATCCTCCCTGTATTCTTCTCTTTGGTGGATGATGGTGGGGTTAAAGGCATTCTTCTTCTCTATGCGGTACTTACGTCTGGGGATATACTCGACTTCTCCATGCTCACAGCTTAAGAAGAATACCCCTTGAGAGCTCCATCTGATGAGCTTGAATCCCTTTATAGCAGCCATGCTTTCACCTTGTATTCGTCTTTATTGAAGTCTCTCTCGATCTCGGTAATGGCATAGACCTTATTCTGGATGCGTATCTTGGAGAAGAGACCGAGGTCGTATTTGGATAACTGGTCTATGACCGCTTCAATGCTCCACTTGGAGTCATAGAAGTCGATGAGGCGGTTCCTGATGATGCCTTGCAGTTGCGATGTATCTCCGGCAAAGACATCGATCTCCTCGATCTGCGGCTTCTCTTGGTTACCCCGCTTGATGATGAATGATACTACGTCCTTGTCCTCTATGTCGATAGTATTGGTGGAGTAGGCATCCTTGTTCTTGAGTACTATCCTGCCGATGGCATCAGTGAAGATGGTGGCATTATAGAGCATGAGCATTGCCTTGAGCACCTTGAGGTTATCGGTCTGTTCCTCTTTGAAGGTCTCGTAAGCTGTTCCGGGCTGCAGACGGGTCGGATACAGATTACCATTGAAAGATGCTTGAGCCCAGTGTCCCACCCAATGCCCACTGCCATAGCTGCGTCCATCGATCAATCCGGTACTGGTCAGGCTGTATAAGCTGTTCTCTGAGATGCCACCCTCGATGAAGAAGCCGATGAACTCATTGGAGGCATTGTCCAGGGATGTAACCGAATCCACCCAGTCGGTCTTTTCGTCATATTCCTGTATCACCGGACAGATGCTGTTGTAGAAACGGTATATCTTGCCTCTGAAGCGCGCTTGATACCGAGTGGTAGCAGGACTGGGATATACTGCCTGAATGATCACTTTGTGGGCAAAGATGAAGGTAACGGTATTGGATGCAGTATCTACCCGATAACCATATCTGGGACCCGGCCAGCCATTACCATGATAACTGTATGTCCAGCCTCCGGTGGGATTGGGAAACAGAACCAGATCATCATAATCGACCTGGGCAAGGGTCAGCATATTGCCACTGGTGATATTGAAGGTAGGAGTGACGAACTGATTGGAGTAGGGTATGTTGACCGGGATAGTCTGCTGGATGTCCTGCAGGAAGTATCCGAGTATCCAGATCGGTAGATATCCTGCTGTAAGGCTATAATAGTGAGTGAGATCGGAGAATACCGAAAGCAGCTTGATCTTATCGTAGCATGTGATCTTGAGTATGCCTGTGCTGATATCAAAGGACAACTGGGATGTATCGATGATGCCAGTAAAGAACAGAACCGTATCCCGATATACCTTAACCTCGAAGTGGGAGATGTAACGCTCATGTTCATTGTTTCCGGAGAGGATGTTATCCTGTATCCAGGTAGTGGGGAAGCATTCGAATACGAGCCGTTTGGGTTCCCGACTGTAGTTGGACACCGACTGCAGCTTATCGGCTGAGACTGTCAGACTGATGATAGAACGATTGCTTACCGTATCTACAAGACTGTGCTTCACTTGGTTATAGTCCGCAGTAGCGGTCTTGCCTTGAACGAAGTCGACTTTGAAGAGATTAGACATGATACATCCTTATGCTGCTATCCATCAAAAACTAAACCTCGCTCCTGATCATCTTGCCCGTATCTGCGATCTCGGAGACTTTGACCGGGTCATTAGACAGTGGGTCAACATTGATCTCGATGTTGGGCTTGTTATCGGAGATACTCTGACGCAGGCTGTTAAACTCTTCTCGCACCACCGAGACGATAGTATCCATGATGCTATCCATACTGCCTCGTCCCGAAACAGAGCCACCAGCGGCATAATATGAGCCGATGGATTTAGGAATAGGCACTGATGGGATAGGAAGCCCGGCAAAGGCAAGCTTCACTTTCTCGATGGGAGCGAAGTTGAGGAAGTCAAAGAGGTTCCTGCCCAAGGCTCTCACTCTGTCTTTGGCAGTGATATACTCGTCACCTTCGGCTTCAATCAGGATACCACCATCATTATGCGACCTGCCTACTAATAGTCCACCAGTCTCTGCCTTGGGCGGCTCTGTTGCTTGAATAGCGGCTACGTTGGCAAGCCCGGCTCCGATGGCTGCAGCAGCTGCGGTGATAGCCAGTCCGGGCCCCACAATCGGAATACCCGCCATAGCCTTATATGCCGCAGTAGCGGAAGCATAGGTATCGATCATCGCCTGTCCGATTGCCAGTGTCTTCCACATGGCAAATCCCTTCTTGCCGAAGATCTCGCTGGTCTTGGCAAGATCTCGCATGATCTGCTGGGCTCCCTGCAGGTTACGCATCTCATACTGGTCTCTGATCTGAGCTTTGGCTTTTTCGGACTGGGCTGTTATCTGCTCTTCGGTAAGACCAGCCTCGAGCAGCTTCTCTCTGCGCTTGGCATAGTATTCATCAATAGCTCTGAGTTGAGCATCCCAAGTCTGTCCGGCTAACTCAAGACTTCTCTGCTCGAAGTTAAAGCGCATGTCACTCAGCTCTTGCTGTTGCCTGCGCTCCTCTTCCAGAGCCTTGCGTCTCTCCTCGGTTTCTGCTTCAATCTGCCCGGTTCTGGCTTCAGTAGCCTCGGTTTCCACTCTCACAGATTCATCGGCATAGTGATCTCGGATTGACTGCAGTAACTCTTCTGAGGCACCAAGAGCAGTCGCTTTGGCAAGCTCTGCATCTCGCTGGACTTCGAGTTCCTTCTGCTTTCTGAGGATAGCATCGTCAATTGCCAGGACATCATATTTCTGCTGCAACTGGCGCAACTGCTCCAAGCGTCTCTCTTCCTCGTTGCGTCTGGCATCGGATTGTGAAGTATTAGTGGAATCTGAGCTGTCCCCACCAGCCAAACTCATGTCCGGAAGTTCCATCAAAGCCTGGCGATAGGCAGCAGCGAAGTCATTGAGATCACCCTTGGCTTGGTTAAGGTTGTCTCTTACTTGAGTGATCTGTTGATTGAGAATACCTTCCGGACTCAGCTTCCAATAGTCACCGGGTCCACCCTGCAGCATCTCTCTATCCTGAATGAATTGGGACTGGCTCTCTCTGGCTGTCTTCATCAGGTCGTTGTATTGAACCTGCAGTTCCGCCACTTGTCTGAGTTGAGCCTGATAGCGCTCTCCATAGACTTCCGCTATCTGCTTTTGGATCAACGCTTCGGATGCACTGCGTAAAGCTGACGCAAGCTCATTGTAAGATGCGGTGGCAAGGTCGATGTTGCCAATGTACTCACTATACTGCTCATTCATGCTTCGGATAAGGTTCTTGAGATCTGTCTCGTCCGATGCTGTGAGGTTGGTAGCGGATCGCAGATCAAGTAAGCGACTGGCAAGAAGGTTGAATCTCTCAGCAGCTACAGATACTTGGCGATTACATTCTTTGATCTCATCAGTCATCGACTTCTGAGACTCGGCAAAGTTATCTGTTTTCATCGAAGCTGCAGCCAGACCTAAGCCCAAAGCAGACAAGGCACCCACCGAGATACCGATGATGCCGGCAACCGGGTTCATAGCTACTCTTAGAGCATGATATGCTGCGGTCAAAGCAGTGATGGCAGTGGTAACGGTTCCGATCACCGGAACTGCTATAAGCAGTCCGGTTACAAATCCTTTCATGATTGGGGATAAGCTGTTGTAGGCATCCATCAGCCAGCCCAAGCCTTGCAATAGCGGGTTGATCAGCACAGTCAGCATATCACCAACCGTCTCTTTGATATCCCCCCATGAATTGGCATTTTGCATACGCAGATCAGCAAGTGCTTCAGCCGTGCCGCCATAGTCCTCTCCGAGTTTCTCGACAAGATAGGATACACCTTCAGTTTTTATTCGAGTATCATCAAGCTCAATACCATAGCGGTTCAGCATCTCCGTATGACCATTCAGGGCCCGACCCATGAGATCAAAGGCAGACTCCACACTCATCCCTGTGGCTTTGTTGGCTTCAGTAAAGTCCAAGAGCACCGGAACCAGAGCTTTGATATCGTCCTTACTCAGTTTGAAGGTCTGGGACAGCTTTGCCATCAGCGGCAGCATCTGCTCATCTCCGTAATTGGTTACAGACTGCATGGAAGATGCGAAGTCTGCCATCTCGGAAGCTGCATCACCGAATGCTATGGTAGTCAATGTCATAGCCTGTCTTTGCACCAGCGATGCATCCAAGAACTCATTCATGGAACGTACCAAGCCACTGACAGCAGAGATCACTGCATCAACAGCAATCTTGACATCACGAATGGTAGCCAGAGCCTGCTCAGCCGATATCTTAACCGCTGCAGGTTTCTCCACCACAGACTGGGTGGACTCCGCCTCCTGCTTGACTTCGGCAAGCTTTACATTGGCATCGTCAGTGACGAGGATGAGTTTGAAAGTTAGGTCTGGCATTTCTCTATTGACATAATCTGCAAATCAGCTAAAAGGTTATTATGAGAAGTTAGCATAAACGAGAGGAGAATAATGAGTAGAGTAAACGTCAGAGAAGGATACGTGTTAATGCTCGACATGCTGGGTTTCAAGGAACGGACTGCGAACATTGAGTTTGAATTCATAGATCGTTGGAAGGCCTTGAAAAAAGACATCAAAAGAGCTGCATTGGAAATGAAAGATGGGTATGATATCCACATCAATACTCTGTTTCTGTCAGATACGATAATCATCTGTTTCTCGCTTAAGAAAAACGATCACTGTGATCTTAATACTCTTCTACTGAGTATTCCAGAACTCATACAATCGTTTTTTCTCAAATACATGGAAGAGAGCAGCATCTTTTTCAGAGGAGCACTTAGTTTTGGGAAATTCATCTTTCTACCCAAGGAGAACATTGTCATGGGGCCAGCCTTAAATGAGGCGGCAGAATGGTATGAGGCAACCGACTGGATTGGCATAATTCTTACCCCAAGTGCCGAATGTAAACTAAGGCTCATAAAAAAGGAGTTGTTTGAACCGACAGCCCTATACGATGACTTTGTTGAGTACAATGTCCCAATCAAATCAGGATTTCCTGATATAAGCAAATTCTCGATAATGTGGATTGGTCGGCATGAGTATCGGTCAGCCGATAATGACGTTCTCGGAAGGGTATTACGTACGTTTGCAAGCATCAGTCATTCACCAAAGTACTCAAGCAAATACATTAATACATTGCGATACATTGAGGACATTCTCTATCCAAAACAAGATTAGTCTATTCACATACTTTGCGATAATGTGATGCTGAAATCGCACAGATATTAGTCCCTTTGTAATCCTGATCATAACAATCAGTAATTCCTAATCAGCAGTTCTGTCTCAGTCTGGAAAGCTCCGGAGACAGTGTATTGAGCTTCGACTTCATCAATGGTGAAGCCATGGTAGAGTGTGCGGATGTAGGGATCGTTATTGTAGGATAACAGAAACTTTCCTTTGATCTGCTTCAGGATGGCAGCAAGCTCATCATGCTTGCTGAAGGCATTTGCGTCTTCTCTGTCGTATAGATGCTCCTTTGTGTAATAGGGTGGGTCAATGTAGAAGAAGGTATTGGGTGTATCGAACCGGGCAATCAGCTTCTCAAAGTCCTGCTTTTCGATGATCACCTGTTTGAGCCGTTCTGAGGCTGCTTTCACCTTATCCAGATTACGCAGTGGCATGTATTTGTAGCCCTGCATGATGCAGAAGTTCTTGCTTCTTGAGCCGTAACTACAGGCAAGCTGGAAGTAGAAACGGATGGCTCTCTCAAGCTCCGTTTTGGGTGGGTGTTGTGCGAACGTGTCGAACATCTCTCTTGAGACGAGATACTGGTTCAACTCGGTCACAAAAGCTTCAGGGTGCTGTTTGATGTACTTCCAGAAGTTCACCAAGTCTCCATTGATATCGTTATAGACTTCAGTATAGCGGCTCTTGGGTCCGGTCTGCCAGTCTTCCTTATTGGCGGATTTACCGAATAGTATCCAGGCAGCTCCGCCAAAGACTTCACAGTAGATGTCGTGCTTGGGGATGAGAGGCAGTATCTTCTTTCTCAGGAGCCTCTTGCCGCCTACCCAGGAGATGATGCTGTTCACGATATCCCCCTGATCTCTTTGGTTCTGGTTTTCGTTTTGGGTGTTTCTGTATCCTGATCGATATCTACAAGATCGAAGTTGGCAATGACCACTTCCTTGAAATCGGATTTGCCTTCTTTTCGGTTGATGCCCTTGGTTCTGGTGACATGCTTGATGTCATAGCCTTTGTATAACTTTAGCACTTCCGGGTTATCATCATAGCTCAGGATGAAGCGTCCCTTGATGCCTTTCAGCTTCTTGCAGAGAGCTTCATGACTGAACTGCTTGGAGTTCTCGTATGTGTAACCCAGCATGTAAGGCGGGTCGCAGTAGAAGAAGTTGCTCTTGGTATCGTACTTCTCAATCACCTTCTCATAAGAGAGGTTCTCGATGATCACCATGTCTAAGCGTTTGTGTAGTTCTTTGATGCGTTCCAGACGGTTATACATACTGGAAGTTCCACGCTTCTGAGAGGTGCCAAAGCTGTCACCTTTTGAACCGAAGCTACGTGTGATCAGATACATGAACCTGGCAGCACGCTGTATTTCGGTTAAGCCTTCCTGCTTGAGGATATCACCAAAGAGCTTGCGGCTGGCGACTAACCAGTCCAGTTCCTTGATCAGCTCATCGGGGTGATACTTCACCTGCATGAACAGGTTGACCAAGCGGTTATCGAGATCATTATAGACTTCCAGATCTCCCCACTTGTCTTTGAAGAGCAGCATCCATGCTGCACCACCGAAGGGCTCGATATAGCCTTTGATATCTTTGGGAACATATTGGGATATGGTCTTTCTGAGGAGGCGTTTACCACCGATCCATCCGATCAAAGCATCCATTAAACATCTCCTTTGGGGTCTGCCAGACACAGGCGCAGATACAACTCCGGTAGAGTGAGCTTGTCGAAGTCTTCGTTAGTGAAGCCGAGCTTTCGCATAATCATTTCGAACCTCTCATAGGGGTATTTGCTTCTGTGATCACCGCTAATCCGAAACTCCCGAGCCAACTTCTGAACCTGTCTTTGTTGGCTCTGATATAGACGAAAAAAGCGGATACATGCTCCAGTGCATCGAGTGCATCCATAGTGTCCGGGTCCTGATTGGAGATGATCCGGATAAGCTCTTTATCGGCTTCCGATTCAGAGATGAGTTCAAGCAGTTCCACCTCACTCACCTTGGTCAGCTTGCCGGAGAGGAAGTCCTCAAGCTTGGCTTTCAAGGTCTTGTTCGAGATCGTGAGGCAGAGTATTTGCCGCAGTTGGCTATAGCTGAGTGTTACTTCTCGCTTCATAGAATTCAATCCTTTCTTAGTTTCCCCAGAACATCTTGATGGCAACGCCCATCAGCATGAAGAATTGGGTAGTGGAGACGGTTAGCAGCAGCTTCATATTCGTCTCCACTCTCGCCATTCTGGTCACCAATGAGTTGTTACTGTTTCCGTTACCGTAGATCTCGGTCTGGAGATTGTCGATCTTCTTCATTACGTCAGGTTTACATTGGCAATCCATGTTCTGTCCTTTGTTTAGCTTATTGTGGGTTATCGTCTATTCTTAGATGAGCGCAGGGATGTCTTTGAATACATAGAACTTCCCGCTCGTGCTTCCGGCATACTCGGTGGATACGACCACGCTGAAGAGACCATCGGCTTCGCCTGACCAGTCCACTGTCCAGCGCAGACCATTGAAGATCGCTACCCGGTCAAAGCTCTTTGATGCCGCTACAATGGTAACGTTCTTGCCCATGAAGGCAGAGCTTTCGAGGTAGTTCTTCTGCTGGTTGGATAAACCCACGATCGTGAGTTCCACCGTACTGGTTCTCTTACCCGGCAGAGTGTAGTTACGGGTCTTGAGCTTGGTGATCTTGGAGTCTGCCTTTCCGGGTTTCTCGGCAAGCTCACCCAGCAGATCAAAGCTGTTATTCAGTTCATCTTTGATGGAACTCTGAGTGTTATAGATCGAGGCAACTTCCGAATCTGAGTAAGACCCAAACCCGAAATAGACATCGTCGGCTATGAACACGTCCACCAAAGCATTGAACAGCATATCCGACTCCGTCATGGGAGTCGGATATGTCGGTTGAGAGATAGCGGGCATCAGAATACTCCCTTGATGGCTTTCCCGATGCTGAAGAGCCACTTGCGGTTATGGAACACGTACTCTACGGCTCCTCCGATGGTACCAAAGACCTTGAGGATGACATTGGTCTGCTTGGCCGGGAGGGACTTGGTAGCCCGCTCAACTGCCAGTTGCTTCTTGGCATAGTCATCGAGTTCTCTGGTGGCAGGGTTGATCTTGATATCCTGGATGATGTCCAAGATGATCGCCAGGGCTGCATTGATCTTGGTCTTATCCAAGGTCTTGCCCGTTATCCGATAGATGATCCATACCACCAGGGTGGTCAAGAGTCCCAGGATAAAGGCTTGGTTGGCAATGATGAAGTCCATTGATACTCCTTATCTTGTTAGTTATCGATTATGTGGTTAGTTTGAAGACTTTCACGAAGCCATCGATATAGGTAATGCCGGGACGGATACGAATGTACCAGTGATACTTCCAGTCTGCGCCATGATGCTCGACCTTGAGTTCTGCGTCAGTGCGATAGCCGATGATGATGAACTTGGGCAGGCCGCCGATGATATAGTCATCAGCCATGAGACGGGGCTTTACAGGAATACCCGCAAAGGACACGTTGCCACCTTCGAGCAGCAGCCTGTCTCCGGCTCCAGTCTCACGCTTGGCAAGCTCAGCTCTGATGCGGATCAGATCTTTGTGACTCACATAGAACTTGAAGCTCTCTTGCTCCTCGAGCATCTCATCAGAGAAAGCCAGGAGAGCGGCTTCAAAGCGCTTCGCCCAGTCGGTATAGGTGGTCTTGGAAAGGTTGGTCACCTTGGTAGCTGCAGTGGCGAGCTTGATGATGCCGTCCAAAGCCTTGAGCTTGGCAGTGGCAGATACTCTATCACCTCTGAAGAGCAAGAGACGGATAGCTTTCTCGGTCTTCTTGGCGATGTGGTTCTCTACGTAGGCTCCGAAGGCATCTTCTCCGTATTTATCCTTGTAGAACTCGACTACATCTCTTCCGAGAGTGAACTCGGCATTGAGGATTCCGGTGGGGATAGAGATATCGCCAGTGCCCACGTCCTGAGCAGTCAGAGCGCCATCGAGCTTGTTCTTGAAGACCAGATCTTCCACCAAACCGATGTCGAGAGACTCATCTTTCAGCAGTGGCACAATGGTGATATCCGATAAGGTATCACCGGGATGAGAACCGATCACTTCATCAATGAAGAGCGAGGTGTTGTTGGGATTGAGGATGTTCATCGACTTGCCGGAGTCTACATTGGCAATGCCTTTGTAGATCTCACGATGGCTGGCCTTGACCATGATCTTGTTCCCATCGATGGATACTTCCTTATCTACATTGGACTGGTTGGCATCCGGCTCTCCGGGTATGCTCTTGGATATGGCTTTACTCATAGTTACAGACAAGTCCTTGAGGCTCTTCTCAATGCTCTTCACTGCATCGGTCACAGTGACCGAACTGCTGTTCTTCTCCAATTCGGTGATCTTCTCGGAGATGGCGGTAATGCCCTTCTGAAGTTCACTGTTGTTATTGTGCTCAGCCACTTTACGAAGCGAATTGAGCTCATTCTTGATCTCGGTAAGGCTGGCTTCAGCACTGCGGTAGTCATCAGCCCGGCCATAGATGGAGACTCCATTGAACTCGCCCTTTTCGATCTTCTGCCAGAGTTCACTCTGCAGGTTTTCGCATTTGAGGACCTGCACCCAAGAGCCCACTTTAGCATCGGGAAAATGCTCTCTGTCGCTGGTTTTGAGTATGTAGTTTTCCACTACGGTGAACTCCGGTACAGGCTGCATATTGTGATTCACATCGCATTTGCCCACTAAGCCGTGCTTGGCAAAATTGTCACAGGCTTTCTGAATCTCTTCCCGAGTGTAATAGTCGCCCTGGGAGTCGTGGACGTTGGGCTCCATCAGAGTGACGTAAAGCCGACCTTGAGTGCCCATTGTTTCACTCTTGAACTTGGTGGAGTTGATCTTGTGTTCAAAGCTTCGCCCGGAAGCATTCTTGACCACAAAGCCCTTCTGATTAGCAGGGTTCATCTCGTCAAAGAGGAGCGAGACCAGCTCGACTTCCACGTTGCGAAGCTCGCCCTTCTGAATGGTGCGTTTCTTGAATGGATACACGATACCTCCTTGGGTATGGTTTTCTATTGTGTTATTAGTAGTTACGGTTAGCATGAAACAGCTTCTCATCATCGGATTGCAGAATCTCGGTCAGGTTACCAAAGTTGAAGTCTTCGGGTTTGACTTTCCAGTCGAACTCGTAATTGAACTCAATCGCCAGGGTGAGCGCAAGACGCTCCTGAAGCGGTTTGATCACGAAGTGGTAGAACATAGCCATATCACTGCGATTATCGCCACCAAGCTGCCCTGGGATAAGCTGTGAGACGATTCTTGCCGGGACCCGGTGATAAGCGAGGATTCCTTCCCTGAGGTCTTTCTTGAGGCTGAGGAAGCCACCCTCTCTGTCCTGCTGCCTGAGTGGTTCGAGGCGTATCTTCACATCCCGGCTTTCACTCTCGATTAGCACCGTAGAGTGGCTTTTGGCGTTTCCTTTCACTTCTGTGAGTGCCTTCTCGATCTCGGTATAGGCATCGGTCAGCACTTCATTACCGGCTTCGTCAGTGACGGTTCCGTCTCTGAGAGTGCCACCTTCCACAATCACGAAGTAGTCGATCATGAGACCGTTCTTGAAGTTGTTGTAGTCGAAGGTCTTGATCTCTCCAAGTATCTCGATGTTGATGGCGATAGGCAGACAGGCAATGCCCCAGGCGTTTGATCTGTGCGTGGACTTCTTGATGTGCACTATATCCGCATATGCGAAGTCCTTCTTCTGGTTATTCTTCACTTGGATATAGTTGGGTCGAAAGAAACCGAATTCGTCATAATTCTCCACGATCTGCACTTCAGAGGGAAGCATACGCTCCAGACCCATCCAATCACCCTGAGCGTTGCGCATCTTGATCAGAAAGCCGTTACCGCTGGCGAGATAGAACTTGATCATCTCAGCCAGGATGGTGGTCTGGTCTTCACAGGCAGGGAACTCGGCAGCTTCCATCCAGGCAGTAACCTGCTTGTTCTTGCACTCGAACTGCATGACGGTGGCCATTGATAGCGCATCGATGCAGCCGGAGTGGTACTCGTCCATGTCGAGGAGATTGAGCAGCTTGCTCATGGAGTATGGTGCCATCACTGTCTTTTTAGTCTCTGCTGCCTTGGAGATAAGCTGTTTGCCTACTCTCTGGCACTTGGAAAGATCAATGGCTTCCGGCTTGTACTTGCTCTCGATCAGATCAGTTACTGAGCTGATAGCCAAGTTATATCCACCAAGATGCATTACTCTCACGATGAGGCTCCGGTACCCACTTTCAGCAGGTCGATCTTAGCGATCCGAACCAAGCGAGAGCCATCGATTCGACTCGTGTAATACTCGATACTGGGAATGTCCCGGTTCATCAGCTTTATGTAGAAACTCCGGAACTTCTCCTTGAGTTGGTACAAGTCGGAGTCAGGATCATCCACGTTATGGGCATTGACGATCAGGAAGACAGTCCAGGCTATGTCCGTATTCACAAACTGACGAGACGTACCGTTCCTGCCTGTCTCAGAGTCCAGAATCACGATAGCGCAGGGCAACTGCTTGGGAATGCTGTCTTTGTTGAACTGGATGGTGGGAATATCGCAAAACTTAAGGGCATCCACTATCTGGTTCCGATCTGCGATAAACTTCTCAAAAGCACTCATAGACTTACCTCGATAGAATTGAGTTGTTGATATATCCACTGCTCCCGGTTAGCTATAACCTGAGCAAATACGTTTCGGGATGCTATCCCTTCCCGCTTGATCTTAGCTTGGATCATGTATGCTATCTGTTCTACAGTGAGTAGCTTTCCACTCTTCTTGTCAGTCCACGAGAGCCCTTTGCGCTCCACCCATGACTTTAATGGGGCGATGGGAGTCCAGGAAGGCACTTTACCCCCCAAAACAAAAGGCTCATGTTTCACGTTCGAACCCACTCTCAGTGTCATGCCGGAGTCATTAGTTTCCACTACGTAGCCTGTGTTTCCATAGAAATCGCCTTTATCGTAAATCTGCTGAGTGAGAATCTCCTTGCGGGAGTCGGCATCGATAACACTCCCGATCAGGTGTAAACGACTCTCCAGAGCACTGTAGATAGCCCGGTAAACTTCAACCATGATCTCATCAATGGTGCTGAGATTTTGCTCAGGCATTAGCACTCCAACAGGATATCACTAACACTAGAAAATCTGCGTCAATCCGTTCGATCTGCGTCATCTGCGTGCTATTCATTTCAGATCACCCCGGCTCTCAGTACTTTAGGGAGTCTCGGTTTCAACTCTGTGAGTCGATTCATGCCACTTTGATTGAGATAGTTCCGCAGCAGAGTGAGTGCCCTCAGTTCAAGCTTGGCTTTAAATGCGTCTATTTCGCTCCCTGTGAGCAGTTCGGTAGCAGACTGGTCTAATCCTACGGTCTTGACTATTCCTTCGCCCAGGGTCTTCAGATTGAGAAACTCGCAAGTGCTCTGCAGCATCAGGAAACAGAACCCAAAACGAAAAGAGATCAGAAAGGGATCGTCATCGGGGTAGTCGATACGGGTAGCATCCTGGTAATAGTTATCTAACACAAAGCTTCTGATCGTCTCCAGTACAAGCCCTTTATGCTCTTTGAAGATAACGTTATCAGCCATCTCCTTGGGCAGGTTGAGTACTGCCAGCAGGTCAATAGTCTCGACAGGGATGGGTATCACTTACCTTTCCTCATCAGCTCGGATAGCTCAATCGCTCTGCGACCAACCTGCTTTGCCCAACGGGACACTAACATGTTATTGGCAGCCCGTTCCCAGTCTCCGGCTTCTACAAACGCCAGAGTATTCTTGAAGCCAAGCAGTCCATTGATACCGAGGTTGAAGCACATGTTCAGCAGCACCGACTTCCGCACTTCATCAAGACCATTGTAGATATCCGGTATCTTTGCCTGAAGCTGCTTCTCGCAGTTCATGATGTCATTGATCAGCATGATGTAGGCTTCGGATTGGGAAATCCCACAATCATTGAGATTGCGTCCAATACCGATGGTCAGCTTGCCTGCAGTACAGCGATATGGCTTCAGTCGCAGACCTTCATGTCTGACCAACTGAGCTTTGATTCGGTTCATCAACGCTTCGGTCATATTATCTCCTTGGTTCCAGTTTTGATCATTGATCCGGAGCCATGAAAGTACTCCCCTGTATTCTCACAAATAAGGATGAGCAAGGATGAGACAGATTTTTGGATTGACAAATATCTCGTGCTGTAGCTCTTGTAAATTCAGGAACAAGTGAAAACAGCGATCTATTCGTTTTGAAGATTGAAAGCTGCTCTCTACTAACAAAAAGTGTGAGGAGAATTGAACTATGAACCAGAATTTATGGGGTCCCAGCAACCCCCACCCATTATCGAAAACAAAGACGGAATTGATCTGGGAGGGGAAATACGATGAATACGGCAACAGACGAGAAATAAAACTACCTTCAACACCATATCCACTCCAAAAAATCGAAACTATTGATGAGCCACATGATCGTATCAAAGCAGATAGAGTCGTGCAAGATGAGATATTCGACGAGACTAAGTTTCATGAAGGCCATCACCATGACAGCTTCCGTAACATGCTAATCTGGGGAGATAACAAGCTAATCCTGCACTCACTTTTGGACAAGTATAGAGGGAAAATTGACCTCGTTTACATCGACCCACCTTTTGATGTAGGCGCAGATTTTACTATGGAAGTGCAATTGGGAGGTGAAAAGGACTCTGTGATGAAAGAACAATCTTTGATGGAGGCTGTGGCATACAGAGATACATGGGGGAAAGGAACAGATTCGTACTTGCAAATGATGTACGAGCGTTTAGGGCTAATAAGAGAACTTCTTAGTGATTCTGGCTCCATCTTTGTGCATACGGATTGGAGGGTTAATTCAATGATAAGGCTAATGTTAGACGAAGTAATGGGGAATGAAAACTTTGGGAATCAAATTGAATGGAGACGTGGAAGAGCGGTTACTCACACTACAAGCAATCAATTTGTTAGGATGCATGATTCAATACTTTACTATCATAAGACTTCATCGTCAATATTCGAGAGGGCATTGAAACCATATTCTGACTCAACACTAAAACTATATAGTAATGAGGATGACAAAGGTAGATATAGGTTACAAGAACTAAGAGATTATTCGAAGAGCAACATAGAGAAGTTCATTGAAGAAGGGAAAATTGAGTTAAGGAATGGAACGAAATACCTGAAACAATACTTATCTGATAAAGAAGGTGTTGCCATTGATGATATTTGGGAGGATATTGGTTCTGTAGCATATGACTTCAGAAATGAAAGTGTATCATATCCAACACAGAAACCAGAAGCCTTGATATCCAGGATTATTAAGGCTACAACATCAGAAAAATCAATAGTTGCAGATTTCTTTTGTGGCTCAGGGACTACTTTAGCTGTAGCTGAAAAACTGGGGAGAAGATGGATTGGGGCTGATTTAGGTAGATTTAGCATACATACTACAAGAAAAAGAATGCTGCAGGTTCAAAGAGAGCTTCACTTATCCGGCAAACCCTATCGATCTTTTGATGTCTACAATCTCGGTAGATATGAAAGGCAATGGTGGCAAAAAGAAAGACTGCACGGAGCGGATACTGAACACCGAGCTACTGTGATGAAGTTCTATAAAGCTACTGAGCTCGTCAATCCCCCAAGCTCGCTACTTCATGGGAAGAAGGGCGGAGCATTGATTCATATAGATGAAATCGATGGCATGTTCACAGGTGAGGAGTTAGTCAATGTTGCAAAAGCAGCAAGCATGGCGGGAGCCAAAGAAGTACACATACTTGCCTGGGAGTTTGAGATGGAGCTTACCACGCGCAAGCAAGCTATTGAAGCTGAACATAACGTTCAGATCAAACTTTTTTATATCCCTCGGGAAATCATGGAAAGCAACCGCACAGAATGCCAGTTTTTTGAAGCCGGATACTTGAAAGCAAATGTTCTAAAAGGTAAAGACGGGAAAGTTGATGTTGCATTGGAAAGCTTTATCCCCTCTCTGGCAGAAGCACCTGAAAAAGAAATAAGTGCCCTTAGAGAACGCTCAGTCAAGTCCCCGTTTGATTTCATTGATTTCTGGGCTGTGGATTTCGAATATAGCAAAGATAAACCCTTTGAGCACCATTGGCAGGATTTCAGGATTAAAAAGAAAAGAACGCTTGCCACGAAAACAGATCTTGGCTGGAAGTATCACGATAGTGGAAAGCATGAGATTTGTGTAAAAGTGATAGATGTATTTGGAGTGGACACCACAATTGTGATACCTGTGGAGGTGTGATTTGGCTACAATCTTAAACGACCGGAATCTTGACGCTCTGAAACCGATTTTTAAGCCTTGGGAGGAGCCCTCAGGGTACCGGGTTCCGGGAGCAGATGATAACAGCCCGGCACGAGTAGAGCCGGGGCGCAGACCAAGCCGTTGCCCATTAGTAAGAGCTATTCGTTCTGAAGTCGATATGTGGAGACGTGGAGGCTATGCCGGAGTAAGTGATACGAGCAGATACTTGCTCAACTACTGGTTCAATACTGACCACATGTTAAAAGACAATTCAACCGGGGAATCCTATCCCTTTCGCTACCATTGGGCACAAAGAGAAGCAATCGAATCGATCATTTACTTACATGAGCTAAGAAGAGTAAGAAACACAGCATCTCTTTTAACTGAGTTTGGAGGCGGAGTATTTGATGACATTGCCCTGGGCATTATGCCGAATGAAGACCAATGGCTGAAGTGCTGCTGTAAAATTGCCACTGGAGGCGGAAAAACAAAGGTCATGAGTTTAGCTATTGTCTGGAGTTACTTCAATAGTTTAAGAGAGCAGAACTCCAGTTTAGTTAAGCATTTTGTGGTTATCGCTCCCAACCTGACAGTTTATGAGAGACTCAAAGATGATTTTGATAACAGGAAGATCTTTGATACTGATCCTCTAATCCCTGAGGAATGGAAGGGTGATTTTCAGTTAAAGACCATTCTCCAGGATGAGCCCGGTGGAGAAGTTTCCTCTGGAGCTATATATCTTACGAACATCCACCGATTGTATGAGTCCCGGGATAACAACGTAAATGATGAAGGCTCGATTTGGGGTCCCGAAGTCAAGCGTAATAAAGCCCTTGATACTTCCATAGCTTTGCGAGAGCGGATAGCGTCCCACAAGGGGATAATGATCCTGAATGATGAAGCACACCATTTACATGATCCTGAACTTGCATGGAATAAAGCTATTGATTCCCTACATCTCATGAACCTCAACAAAGGTCGTGGAGGTGTGTGCCTTCAACTTGATTTTACCGCGACTCCCAAGCACAATAATGGTGATTTCTTCAGGCACATAGTATGTGACTTTCCTTTGGGAGAAGCTGTAGATGCGGGTATTGTAAAGGTGCCTGTTCTTGGAGAATCAGATCGCTTGAATATTCAAGGGGACAAAAATGCTCCTGCCCCCGAAAAGTATCGTAATCATCTTCAAGTAGGTTATCAGAGATATGAGGAGTCATATAAACAATGGGAAAAGGTACGTAAACCGATTCTTTTTGTAATGACTGAGGATTCTGCATCTGCTAACGAGATAGCAAGATATCTTGATAGTGATGCTTTTCCACTGCTAAAAGGGAGAGTTTTAAATATCCATACAAACCTCAAAGGCAGGATCAAAAAAACCACCAGGTATGGCAAAGAGATCAAAGAGTTCATCGAGAATGAAAAGGATATGAAACCTGATGACCTCAAAGCTTTGAGAGAAATGTCCAGAGACTTGGATAGCCCAAACAGTAAGTACCGGTGTATCGTCTCAGTGATGATGCTCAGAGAAGGATGGGACATTAAAAATGTATCTACGATTGTGCCTTTGAGGGCATATTCTGCTGCATCAGGTATTTTGCCAGAACAGACTTTGGGGAGAGGACTTAGAAGGATGATCCCCTCTGGAAATATACCTGAGATGGTAACTGTCATCCATCATCCCGCTTTTCGTAAGCTTTACGAAGAGGAACTCCAACTGGAAGGATTCAATATTCTTGTCTTGCCTGAAAGAGATAGCCTGAAGCAGACAGTAACGATCTACGTAGATGCAGAGAACAAGGATTCAGAGAAACTGGATATCTCTATACCCTACATTAGCGACTCCATCGAAACGAGCTCAAAGCTTGACGATATTAGCTTTGACGATGTAGCCAATGAGTTCCGTAAGTATAAGAAACTACCGATTGGAAAGGCAAAATCGACAGAACTGGAGTTTAAAGAGAGGCACCTCTTCACAAAAGAAGTGATAGGAAAATGGAAACTTGATCTGGGCTTGTTAAATTCTGCATGGTCTGCACCCCACTACTTCTCGCTGATGCTTGCCAGAGCATGTAAACTGACAGACTATCAAACAGTCCTATTGCCATTGATACAGGACTTTATCTCTAAGCTTCTGTTTGAAAGACAAGTAGACTTGTTCTCTGGTGAAGTGGATCATCGCATGCAGGATGCTGATGTCAAAGAACATATAATTGCAGTATTTACACCACTGATCATGGCAAAAAAGACCACTATACAGGATCGTAAACGTAACAGCACTGAAACGAGATTATCGGGGTGGAAGCCATACCAAGCCACTTGCACAGAGAAACGTCCGGCTGTTACTGCAAGAAGAACCATGTTCAATCTTGTGCCCTGTGATAGCAGCTTTGAGCAGGAATTTGCATTTGAGTGTGATAGATTAGATGATGTGGAGGCTTTTGCCAAGAATGCAGGTCCTCAAAAACTGACGATTGATTATCTGAAGCCAGATAAGCATAGAGCTCTATATGTACCCGATTTCTTTGTAAGAGTAAAGTCTGGCGACATATACCTGTGCGAACTGAAAGGCAGAGAAGATAATCTGGTAGCCCTAAAAGCAAAAGCCGCTATTGAATGGTGTAAATCTGCTTCAAAAGGGAAAGTCAAGTGGCATTACATGTATTTACCTTATCATCTATTCCAGCAAAGCACTGCAAACTCCCTGGAAGAACTTGCCCGGGCTTGTGAGCCATCTTTACAGAACTTGATTAAAGTAGGAGTATCAGAGCAGATTTATATAGATTTTGACGCTGCCCCAGATACTGATATCGCTGATCCCCTCTTTGATAAGATTCTGAAGATTGGCTCGATTGAGTGCATCCCAGAAGATATTCATGAAAGCGTTAGGCAGGCTTTACTCATTCTTGATCATGCGGAAAAGACAAAAATGAATGACTATGCTCATGCATTCCAACCGCTTCTATTCAACCTTGATGATTATGCTATGCGTTTATTAGTAAATGGATTACAAGGTAAGATTCCGACAGATATATCATGGAGGGATGCATACTTTATGCCTGATCTTTCGAATGTCTATGATAGGAAAAGAAATGTACTGGAGAAGTTTGGAAGATACCTTAGAGATAACTTAGTCTTTGCGCGTCCGATAATGAAGCTAGGGACATTAATATTTTGCTTAGAATATGCTCAGAAAGGAGGATTTGGAGCAAATGGAGTATGGAATGATGTCGAGAAAGCATATTCCGGAGAAAAGATGGGAGAGCTATACGTTCTACTATCTGAAGTGAATGAATTCAGAAACACTCGTGTTGCCCATGTGGAAGTCAAGCTGTCTGATGTGAATGAAGCTTGGGAGAATATGGGGAAATGGGTGAAGTGTCTTTGTGTGATAGATGCTTATGCACCAAATTCTGCTTAGGAAAAGCAAATGTTTCTTGAGTGTGCGCCCAAAGTGAGGTAGTAATGAAAAAGTCCCAACATGTTATACCTGACCCTAATGGGGGATGGAAGGTTATCAAGAGTGGATCAGATAGGGCTTCAAAACTATTTGACTGTAAAGCTCCCGCTGTTCATTATGCTCGCAGTCTGTCAAAAAAACACAAAACAGATCTGTATATTCATAAAAAGGATGGGTCAGTGGATCATCGAAGCACATACAGTGTTAAATCTTCGAAACCTAAGAGCAGAAGAAGTTCTTAAGCAGGCATATATGGATGTTTTTATTAACTGCCCCTTCGATGATTCATATTACATTTTGTTGAAACATATGATTTTTACAGTGCTTTTTTTAGGGCACAAACCTAGATTGGCACTGGAAGAAACAGATTGCAGTGGAGTAAGGATAGCAAAGATTATGAGTCTGATAGAATCCTCGCATATTTCTATCCACGACATTTCAAGGATGCGAGCTTCCAGAAAGGGTGAGTACTCGAGACTTAACCTCTCATTTGAATTGGGGTTGGATTTTGGATGCAAGCGCTACTTTGAGAGCATGCAGGGGAAAAAAATGCTAATTCTTGAGAAGGATCGATACGACTACCAAAAGTCCATTTCGGATATCTCTGGTTTTGACATCAAACATCACAATAATGACTCGACCAAGTTAATCGAAGTTTTAAGGAACTGGTTTGTTGAGAACCAGTTGTCAATTTGTAAGAGCAGCCCGAACACGATTTTCAATAATTATTGCTACTTTTCTGCAGACCTCTATGATAAAAGAAAGGGTTCGGGGTATACTGAGGAGTCACTTAACGAGTTACCAATAGCCGAGTTGACTCTTGAGATGACTCAATGGATAAAGTCTACACACAAATAATCCGATAAAAGTGGTATATTATGAAATGTGCAATTATTCATATGAGCGACTTGCATCTAACAGCAGATAGTGAAGTCGAAACAAACCAAAACATTTTGAATCTGTCTAACAGAATTCGAACGATCACTTCGGACTGCAATAGTATCATTATAGCAATTTCTGGTGACATTACGGACAGCGGTGCTCCAGATCAGTTCAGTAAAGCAGACGATTTTCTATCGCTTTTCATTGATAGAATAAAGCATGAGCGCTCAGATACGAGTGTCCAGTGTTTATGTTCTCCTGGGAACCACGACAACTATCTTGTTGGACTACAATCCACTCGTAATGCGGTTATTGATAAAGTGCAGGTTAACAAAACATATGATCAGGATGAAGTTAATACATGCTGTTCAGTCCAAAGTAATTTTTTCAGTTTCTCAGATAAATATGAATTCCTTGATATCGACTATCATGACAAGCTTGTTTATTCTGGGTCATACTTGTTAGACGATGTATATCTTTATTTTGTGTGTGTTAATACATCCTGGCTATCGAAAAAAAACGAACCACCGTCTTCTGTTTTGCTTCCCATCGAAACAATGACGGAAAATATAACTATTCCCGATCGTCGAATAGTTATCGCTATCATGCATCACCCTATGAATTGGCTAGACGTTAAAGACAAGAAGATAAGCAATACAAGAACATTCATACATAAAAACTGCAATATAGTTCTTACTGGCCATGAGCACATTTATGGAGCTGTAAATGCTTATAATTATTGTACTGATACCAACACTCTGTTCTTGAGTGCGCCTAAAGGGGATGGACCTGATTCAGGCTGTAATGCGTTGGTAATCGACACGATCAGTAATACTATTAACCTAGTATCTTTGTCATTATGTGACAATGTGTTCAGAGAAACAACAAATGTGACGTTCCCCTTAATTGTACATTCGATATTCGATTTTTCAGCAGAATACCGTAATCTACTAAACGATTTAGAAATACAAATTGATCATCCGGGCAAGGACGATTTGTTGCTATCAGATATCTATGTTGAACCAGATCTAAAAGTGCTGAACTCAACTAACCTTAATCCTGAATATGCATCTTTTGACACTGTTAGAAGCTCAATCAAGGCAAAGAAAGTCTTTTGGATTGGCAGTGATCAGTCAGGCAAGACCACAGTTGTTAAAGAACTCATCCGATACTACCATCAATCATCTTTTCTTCCTGTACTAATACATGGTAAGGACATCAAGAATGCCAATGTTGATAAACTTATACGAGTTGCATTGAAAAGCCAGTATCAAGAACTAGATTGGGATTCTTACATGCAGTTAAGCCCAGATCAACGCATTCTGGTTATTGATGATGTTGATCACGCAAGTGTGGGTATCGAAACCCTTAGCATGATTTATGATAGGCTAAGAAATGTTTTTTCCTGCATCCATGCTACAATAAGAGATACTGAGTTATATAGCGCATCGTCGCAGAAGAACGACTTTTATTGGAGTGATTCTGAACTATATGAAATACTCCCTTTTGGACATGTGAAAAGAGATGAACTGATCAAGAAATGGGTGATGTTGAGCCATGAAGAGCACTTAGATAATGAGATATTGATTAAGGAAGTAGACTTGTTGTGTAAGAAGATTGAAGACATCACGTTAACTAAGATTCCGTCATACCCATTTTTCCTTTTAATGATCCTGCAGGGATTGAAATCTACTACTCCAAGTAACTATAAATTTACTGCATATGGTGACTGTTATCTAGCGCTTATCATATTCTCGATTCACAAGTTTATCGGCCAAGCCAAATCGGAATCGTATCTTAACTATCTATCTTGTCTATCCTATGATTTTTTCGTAAATAAGAGAGTTAGTATAACACAAGATCAGTTCCGCAGTTTTTTTATATCATACTCGAATGAATACAATGTTCCTGACGATCATATATTAACACTTCAAAACCTTCTCAAATCCAAACTTCTTAAGCAAACTCATGATGGATTCATACGTTTCAACCACCCATACATTCTGCATTTCTGCATATCAAGATATCTGGCCAGGAGTATACAGAGCAAAGAAGTACGATCCCATGTTGCAGAGATATGCCAGAAGATTCACCTTTTTCGAAATGCCAACATTGTCATCTTCTTGACTCACTTTCTCGAGGATGAGGAATTTTGGGATGAGTTGCAGCTAAACGTGATTTGTCTGTTTGATAAGTATAAGGAAGAGACTTTGTGCAAGGAGAACACTGACTTTCTCAAAGAGTTGTTTGCAGAATTGAGGGACCTGATTGTTGAGCAAAAAAAAGACATCCTAGACAATAGAGAGAAGCTACAGGAGCAGAAAGATAATCTCGTAAGACAAGTATCAAACGGTTCGCATGATGATGATCAACCCGATATGGATGACCTCGATAGTAGGTTCGAAGTATTTAATGAGGTGCAAAAGCAGATCAGATACCTCGAGATTATTGGGCAGATTCTTAAGAATAGGTCTGGGTCGTTGAAAAAGGATAAGATCAAAGAGATACTAAGTCAGTCACTGTTGTCCAGCTTACGCTTGATAGGGTTTCTAATACACAATCAAAAAGAGATGTTAGATACAGCAGTTACATATATACGTGATCAGATCAAAGAGGAAGTAGACCGAAGAAACAGTACCTCCAAACTGAATGGTGAAAAGAAACTAATCACCCTTGATGATGCTGAAATCGAGTTAAAGGTTAAGAGAGTGTTACTTAGTATCTCATTTTCATCCATAAACTCATTACTGCACAAAACAGCAATCTCATTAGGATCAGAACATCTGCTTACCCAATTAGATGAGATATCAAAAGAAACTCCATACCCCTCAATCCAATTGATACACATTATGGTGAATTTGGAATATACTCACTCTCTAAACATTGATGATCTGATTAGAGTGAAAAACGCTCACAAGGATAATCTTTATGTTTACAATGTTCTAAGACACTTAGTGCATCGACACTTGTATATGCACAATGTTGGGTATAAAGAACTACAGAAGATCGCAGAAGCGTTTGATTTTACAATACAAGAACAGCGGTTACTTCAGCTCAAGCATCAGAGATAGATGACGTTCTTAGCTAAAGGCTGTCGTCGTCCTACACTTCCAATGAAATGGCGGAAACGGAGTATGCGCTCCGGAAACACCGATCGGGTTCATCTCTGAGTCATATTCGATCTGATCGTCCTTGATCCAGGGTGCGAGTGCTTTGATGTATTCCCGGGCATCATCTAGGCTATTGGACTTGGTATCCAAAGCCATGAGATTGTTCATCACTTCCAGTGCATCGCTTAGAGGATAGACCTTATCCTGAGCAGCCAATGCCCGGCAGATGTCACTGGTGCGATCATCCAGAATAACCACCAGCTTGTAGTATCTGGCGTTAGCTTTCTTGTAGCCTTGCAGCCTTCCGAACTCTCTGACTCTAAGAGCGGTGTGCTCTGCCAGTCCTTGCCAGTAGTGAGATGACTTGTTGGCGAGATCATTGAACTGATCCTTGAGAGTGTCTGCCAGCATCTCTTTGGTGTATCCCTGCTCGATTGCTTTGGAGAGAGTGTCTGCGAAGTTCTGCCTGATGTCTGCATCAAAGTGATTGCCGATCCAGAACAGCTGCTGCTTCTGGATGGTCGACGATAGATGCTGATCTTCTATTCCCCAGAGCCCGATGCTGGTCTTGGTTGGGGCTTGCACTTGAGTGTCCCTCAGTCCGAGCCGCACACAGCGGTCTATTATCGCCTTGGTGGGATCATTGACCAGTGCTGCGAAGTCATCTCCCAACTGGGTATTGATGATGCCCATAAGCTTATCTATGGAGGCCTTGTTGATCTTCTCGGCTCGTGGCATATCACTCAGCATCTGGATAGCAAGCCTAGAAGCATCTCTGATCTCAGTCTTCCAGGCATTATTGAGGACCCGGTAGTACTCCAACATGAGCTTATCGTAGTAGTTCATCAGAAACTGAACCTCCGGACTTTGACTCTGTTCCTGCCAATATCGTATTCGGAGAAGCGCTCCAGACATCCAGCCAGTGCATCACAGGCATCGATATAGCCATCAGGGTAAGTGAGGAACTGGCTTATGAGAGTGGGTGTGTCCTGTCCCTCCGGAAAGAGTATTTTGGCTGTCTCGATAATGGTTTCAGTTCTCTCAATGCGCAGGTTCTTGTTATCCTTGTTATCGATCCGCTTGATTCTGTGCGATATCGGTGGCAGATGACTGTCAGTTGCCCACCGATCAAAGTCTGCAAGGATACGAGCTTGCCCGTAAGTGGTTTCACAAGCTGCTCTGGCTTTCACTCTGTAGGTTCTATCCAACTCCTGATAGGCATCATAGTAGTATCTGAAGAACTTGGTGTTCTCAGTTTGACGTATCCATGCATGGATAACGTAGTACCGATTCCCATCATAGCCTATAGAGATGATGGCTTTGAAGCAACCCTTCTCTCCCCAGGCAGGATCGGCATAGAGCCAGACCCGTTTCATCTGGGATGGCTCAGGAAGGATTCTATACTTGGTGAACCAGTGGTTCTTGAAGATGTTTCCTTCGATAACCGGCTGTCCGAGCATCTCTCTCTGATAGCCGGTATGCCCAAACTTGGCTCGCAGATTTGGCAGAGTGGCAGTGGGGTATTGAGCTTCCCAGATAGACTTGCCATGCATATCTTCGAGAGAGAAGCGCAGAATCGCCTTTTGGTGCGTCTTTAATGCAATCTGGTAGGATAAGTCTAAATCTGGATTATCTGCTCGCATTTCGCCTAATATGAGCTCCTGAAACTGGCAGATGGAGTAATTGGGATGTACCAGGTTACCGAGCCAGACAATCTTGCCATTTCCCTCAGGTGAGAGAGCTCCGGCAAGCTCCTGGGTGATCTTCTCCATGCGTCTCTTGCCGATGGACTGGTTACCCATGTTCTCTTCTTTGTCAATATCATCACAGACGATCAGTCCGGGCCGTTTGGCAGTCTTGGGATTGATAGTCCCTCTATGACTCTGCTTGATAGAGCGTGCTCTGATCCTGGCTTTGTTCTTGAGATAGAAGTCCAGATCAAAGCTGTCCATTGGCTGCAGCTCCGGATAGTCAATAGTGAGCCGCTTATTGTTCTGCAGTTCATGTAAGGTGAAGGCTGTGCGCTCCTGTGCCAGATCTACGTCTGCAGCAGTATGGATCACATAGCGTTCACCTTTGATGATCCTCCAGATAGGATAGACCACTCCCATGAGTACCGTTTTGCCCAGCCCACGAAAACCTGTGATTCCGATGATGCCTGAGCCCTTATCAGTCTCATCGAACATAGTCTCATGTGCTGGGCAAAAAGGTAGTGGGAAGATGTGCGGGAAATAGGTATGACAGAAGAACGAGAATGCATCCCATCCATCTGCTGTGGTGCGTTTTATCCTCTCAGCTTTGGCTTCAGGATTATCGTCTATAAAAGGCAAGACGGAGATCGTTTTGGATGCGATCTCCGCCAATGCCTTGTTATGCCGTTGGAGGAACTTCTTAGACATAACCGGAAAACCCCACCGCCATTTTGGGGTGGCGATGAGGACTATGTAGGATGGCAGGAAGGTGCGGGGCAGGAGGCAACAGCCCCGCACAGGCTGTCGGGTTTGGAGGGTCTATGTAGGCTGTAGGAATGTACTTAAGCATTTCTGACTCTCAGATACTCAGCCAGATCGATTACGATGCCGTTAAACTGCTTGAGCAGGGTCTCATGCCCTTTCTCGATCATGAAGTCGGTAACTTGGTCAAGGAAGCGTACGATGTAGTCGTTCAGCTCCTTGGAAGGATCGGAGTCCTTCTGGTTCTGTTTGATGAGTGAGACTAGGCTCTGCAGAGCGGTATCTGCCGGGTTCTTGGCATACTCTCTGAGTGCCTGGATGAGCGCTTTCTTACGGGCTAAGCTAATCTCATGGTCAAGCTTGCGCTCTTCTTTGAACAGCTCTGCCCACTTGCCGGATTTGATCCACTTGCGGACGGTGATATCGGAAACTCCGAAGATCACCGCCAGCTCAGTGGGATCTGTCTTGCCGTTCAGATAGGCATCTCTGCAGTTATCCCGCTTAATTCGGAACTCAAGAGCGTTACTCATA